AAGGGTGTTTCTAAATTATCTTCATCATATTGGGTTTCTATGGGGTGGTCAACATCTGATGCAAAGGAGAAAGCGTTAGGCTTACAAAGGGGTAGATCGCATTTAACAATTGAGTATTGGTTAAATAAAGGGTATACTAAAAATGCAGCCATTAATAAAATTTCAGAAATACAACAAAAGAATTCTAGGAATAGGTATTCTAAATATACATGTGATGAAATAAAGGATAGAATTACCTTAGAATTAAGAAATGATATACTTGGTATTATTAGAGTATCATGTGAAACATTTAAGAGAAATAAAAGTAAAATAATAAATTTAGTATATGAATCAATTGAAAACATTAAAAGTAAAAAGAGTAACAGAATTAAACTCTACTAAAGTACATGATTTGACTGTATCTGATGTACAACATTACATAACAGACAATGGTGTAATTAATCATAATACAGGCCCTGAGTATGCAGCTTCAATTATTCTTTTCTTGGCTAAAGCTAAGTTAAAGGAAGGAACTGAACAGACTGGAATCATTGTTACAGCTAAGCCTAATAAGAATCGATTTGTTCAACCTAAGAACATTAAATTCCACATTTCATTCAACAAAGGAATGAATCCTTACATAGGCTTGGAAGAATACATCAGTTGGGATAACTGTGGTATTCAAAGAGGTAATTGGATCACGGTTGCTCAGTATGAAAAATTATCAGGAATAGACAAAGAAAAATGTAGAAGGCATACTTATTTAGATGATAAAGAAAAAGAGAAGGTGTATTATTTTCAACCCAAAGATACTGCAAGAAAGTTATGTGTGGAACACTTAAACGAATCTGTAGAACTAAATCGTCTTTATACTCCAGAGGTCCTTACTCCAGAGGTCCTTCAAAAATTAGAACCTATTGTAGCAGATAAATTTAGATATGGCACGGAAGAACTTTCTGTGGATGCTATAAGTGAAATGTTAAACGGAAAAGAGCATGCTGAAGAAAACGCTTGACCCTGAGAAATTAAAGGTTAAGTATGTTCTGGAAAATCACACCTCATTAAAAACTTACCCTGACGCAGAAGATATACTTTTTGAGTATATCCGAGATTATTGTAACCGGCCTAAAGCTACTTACATTAAATTTACTGATGTTTCTCTAGTCAAATACTATTCCCTCCCTGAAGAAAAATTAAGAGAAATCTTAACCTATTTAGAAGAAAAGGGCTTCATAGAAAAAATACACTCTACCAGTGCATATAGTACTTATGAAGTCATTAAAAACCCATATTGAATCTTTCAGATGTGTAAGATTCTTGTTATTATTAATAAAATTAGATGAAGGCAAACACAGATCACGAGAAGATATTCTTTAACTTCTTTTTAAAGAAGCCACATTACTTAAAGACGGTACAACCAGGATTTTTTAGTAACAGTGACATTGATCACATTGCTAAGCTTTCAAAGGAGTTCTATCTTAAATTTGGTGAAAGTCCTTCAAAGGATCAAATGAAGGCTTTAGCAACAGATGATCCTTCAGAAATTCCAACAGAAATAATTGATCAGATTTATGGGACTAATCTAGCTGAATATGATGAAGATTGGTTAAAAAGAACAGGAGAAGCTTGGGTTAAATGGAGACACTTTGATAAACAGTTAGTAAAGACCATTGAATATGTAAAGACTCAGAATGTTTCTCCAGAAAATGTAGAAGATGTTGTTCAAAGAGCAATAGGAATGATATCTACTGACGGTTCACTTACCTTTGACGCTGATCTTGGTTTAAACTTTTTTAACCCAGAAGATCATAAGCAACTTACAACTGAAAAAATTCAAACCGGATGGAGTTTTGTAGATAATGTTTCTGGCGGAGGATATGATCCTAAATCACTTGTTGTTTATGCAGGAGAGCAAGGGTTAGGAAAAAGTATTTGGTTGGCAAACGATGCTGCTAATTTCATTAGGATGGGACATAATGTCTGTTTCATCACAGCTGAAATGTCTGCTGCAAAGGTGGTAAAAAGAATAGGTGCTAATTTGTTAACTGTATCGATGCAAGAATATGATCAAAAATCTGCTAACCGAGACTTTATTAAAAGAAGATTAGAAAGAATAACAAGAGGGCTTATGCCTCCTGGAAAATTATTTGTTAAAGAATATCCAACATCACAGGCAACAACTTTAGACATAGAGGCATACGTGAAAGAATTGGAAGAAGTAACAGAACACAAAGTAAATGTACTTATCGTAGATTATATAAATATCCTATGTAATTACAGAAACCCTAACACGGAGAATACTTATATGAAAGTCAAACAAATTTCAGAAGATCTTAGAGCTTTAGCTGTTAAGAGAAATATGTTGGTACTTTCGGCTACTCAGATTACTAGAGGGGGTTGGGATTCCACGGAAATTAAAATGGAAAACATTGCAGAATCTGCAGGATTGGCTCATACGGCAGATGTCGTATATGCATTAATTCAAGACGGTATGATGCATGCTAATAAAGAATATTGGCTTAAGGTTCTTAAGATAAGAGACGGCCAAGGAAAAAATAATAGGTGTAGGTTTAACATTGATTACGATTATATGAGGCTTACTGAAACGGATGATTTGACATTCTAAAATAATAGACACTAATGGCAGAAGATAAAATATTTAATAATACCTACGGACAACAGGAGGTGGACACTAAACCGATAAGTTTTAATGTTGCCCCAGCTTACAATACTACACGTGACACAGATGATCAGATTCACTATGATTTATTACTTAAGAAAATAGATGAATTGATTGTTGGAAGTGAGTTTGAAGAACTGAACAAAGTAACACCTGAAGGTATTGCAAAGAAATTAAATAAAGTTCAGATTAACAAAGTTTTCTTTTACATCATAGAAAACATAGGGGATGCATATTCAAGAGTAGATCTTTTTGCAGTCATCTCTGATTATTTTGATGTATTTCCTAACAAATTTTACAATTCTCTTTCAAATAAATTTAAAGATGAACTTATTGTAGAACTTGATAATAAGTATAACATTTTAGAGAAGAAGAAGATTAGAAAATTATTTTAAATGACAAAGAGAATATGGATGATAAGTGATACCCATCTTGGGTGTAGAGCGAACTCGGTACTTTGGTTAAATTTAATCGAAGATTACTTCTTTAACTTTTTCATCCCACTTGCTAAAAGGGAACATAAAAAAGGAGACATTTTATATCACTTAGGAGATGTCTTTGATAATAGGCAGAGTCTTAACTTAGCGGCTCAGGATTTAGGAATAAGAATATTTGAAGAACTTACCAAAATTTTTCCAGAAGTACACATCATAGTAGGTAATCATGATATCATGAGAAAGAATAGTAATGATATTTCTTCTGTAGATTGTCTTAAGTACATTCCTAAAGTTACTGTCTACAAAGAACCTAAAGTTTTAACATACGGAGATACTAGGTGTTTGTTAATGCCTTGGAGAACAGGATCTGAGCATGAAAGGGAAACACTCAACAAATACAAAGACATAGACTATCTTTTCTGTCACACCGAAGCACAAGGATCACAAACAAGCCCTAGCCGTAAACATTTACATGAGGGTGGTAATAATAGGAAGATTTTTAAGAGATTCAAAAAAGTTTACTCTGGACATATTCATTATAGACAAGAATTAGGAAACGTAACTCTTGTAGGAAATCCTTATCCTATGACAAGGTCAGATAGAGATAATCAAAAGGGAGTGTACATTTTAGATTTAGATAATGGAAATGATATATTCATTCCCAATACGCACTCCCCTAAATTCATTAGGTATTATATTAATGATGTATACGAAAGAAGGATGGGAGAACTTAAAGAAGAGTTTAAAGGTAATTTTGTAGACATCCTAATTCCTTCAAATGTACTAGGGAAGTATAATATCAATAAATTCTTAGATTACTTTGACGGAATAGCCCGAAGGTTGGAACCTCGTATTTATGATGAAGAATCTTTTAGTGAATTTGATGAAGGTACACTTTCGGATTTTAATGGAGAATTAAATCTTATGAAAATTTCTCAAGACTACATCAATAGTTTAGATTATGATGATGATCTTAAAGGACAATTAATTAATTCAGTACAAGAGTTGTACAGTGAAACATTAAGTAATGAAGATACGGATTAAAAAGGTTGCAGTATGCCCCCACTGTGGAAAAGAAGGAAAGAGTAATGCAATGTATAGATGGCACTTTAATAATTGTAAAGTAAAGTAAATGAAAATAAAACGCGTAGAGTTTAAGAATTTTGCAAGTTATGGAAATCGAGTCCAAGTAATTGAATTTGATGAACACGTTAGTGAGCTGTATCTTGTGTTAGGGCAGAACGGTTCAGGTAAGAGTACTTTAGCAAAAGTAATAACTTACTTATGTTACGGTAAGAGTGATAGCTCTAACCTAAGAGATATGGCTAATCGGGTGAATAATAATTTGTGGGGAAGGATAACTTTAGAAACAAGAGGTAATGTAGTAGAGATTGAAAGAGGTATATCTCCAGGTATTTTTGAAGTCAAATTAAACGGAGCTGACTATGATGTAGCTGGGAAGTCTAATATGCAAGATTTTTTAGAGACAGAAATTTTTGAAATTCCTTATCATGTTTTCAAAAATGTTATCATTCTTTCGGTAAATGATTTTAAGTCTTTTATTTCAATGTCACCTTGGGATAAGAAACAGATTATTGATAGGATATTTGGTTTTTCTGTCATCAATCAGATGAGGGAGATAGTTAAGAGTAGGAGAAGAGGATTAGGAGAAGACATTAAAACATTTGATGATGAGATAAGAACGTTAGAAGATTCCATAAAGTCAGTCTTAGAAAAGGTAACCGAATTTGAGGCAGATAGTAAAGAAAAGAGTGATGAAAAAATAGTTGAACTAAAAGAGAAGCTTTTAGATCTAAATTCCAAAAGGATAAAACTCAAAGAGGCTAATGAAACTGCTAAGCTTAAGATAATTGAGGCAGATAAATTATTAAAGACAAAGAATAAAAAGGGATCTGAAGTAGGTAGTGAAATTTCTACTCTTAAGAAGGGAATTAACTTATATGATAACAATCAGTGTCCTACGTGTACCGCTCCTCTTAATACTAAGTTTCACAAAGATTTGAAAAAACAAAAGACAGGGGAACTTGGTAGGTTAGAACAATTACACACTACATTAAGGAGGGAGAGCAAAGAAGTAGAAACTTCATTAGGTGGAATGAGGGAGATGGTCAAACAGATACTCATTAAAGGCGGACACTTAGAAAGTTCGATGTTAACTTATAAAGATGAGTTAATTAAATTGGTGGAATCAGATGGAGGTGAACGCGATCATTTAAAAGATCTTATTAAGGATTTTAAAACTAAAAAAGTAAAGAAGGATCAGGTGAGACTAGAAAGTGCTGGTCAAGATAATTACCTAAACGTACTTGAAAATATCATGGGAGAGGATGGTATCAAGAACTTAGCCCTTAGGTCTATCCTACCTTCTTTTAACAATCACATTATGATAATGGGCAAGGAAATGGGAATTCCTTTTGGCATTCGTTTTGATGATAAGTTTAACTGTACCCTCCATCACATAGGAGAGGAAGTAAGCCCTAAGACTCTAAGTACAGGAGAAAGGAAAAAGGTAGACTTTGTAATAATCATGGCCTTGATCAAAATGATTAAGATTAGATTCCCAAGTCTTAACATTTTATTCTTAGATGAAATATTTTCTTCTATAGATGCTGACGGAGTCTTCCACATAATAAATATACTACACACTACAATCCAAGACATAGGATTAAATACCTTCGTCATCAACCATACAGTTTTACCAAGTGAATACTTTGATAAGAAATTAGAAATAACTAAAGGTGGTGGCTTTAGTGAATTCATTATAGAGAAAATTAAGTAGCTTTCTAATCCGATAAATAAAAAAATAAAAATATTTAGTGTCAGCATATAATGAGGAGTTTAATAAGGACAATGTAGTCCTTCGTTACATAATCGTTGCTTTACTTGCCGAACTCAAGAGTAAGATCTATTATTACAATCAGGTAGATGAGGATACTAAGAGGAAGATTGAAATTCCATTCTACTATTCTGTCACTGGTAATGAGAGGTTTCTCTTGGATAATTTTCTTTATGATACAACAGCCGAAGGTAAAGCTGTAGGTGATTATGAAGTAGTTCCTAGAGGTATAGTTCAGTTGACAGGAATGTCTATCCAATCAAGTAATCTTACTAATAAATTTGTGAGGGCTCAGCTAGTTAAAGAATTAGAAGGGCAGTTGAAAACCTTTTCTTTGATGACTGCTTTCGTTCCTATTACACTTACGATGGATACTACTATTGTATGTTCTAACAATTTAGAAATGTTAAAAGCAACAGAAGCCATCATTAGCAGATTATACAAGGCTCAAGCATTTCAAGTAGATTTAGGAATGTTTAAAGTGCAGGCAGTTATGCAAGTTCCTGAAGATTATTCACAAGAACGATTATTTGAATATGCTCTTAATGATAAAAAAGAGTGGAATGTTACTTTTAGTATAGAAGTCCAATCTTTCCTTCCTGTGTTTGAGCATGGAATACCACTTAATGAAATAACTCTCTTGGTTAAAGATAGTGAAAAGAATCCAGACAGAGATGGAATTGGAGTATTCCGACAAGGAGCCATATATTTCGGTAATGTATTAGAAGAAATAGAACACAACATTGATGATATAAGGAAGTCTCCTTATGAAGGTGTTCGTTCTAATATGAATTATGTCAACCCAGATATCATTCACACAGGTCCTCCTTATGGTGAGGATAGTATTGATGCAGATAAACCTGAGGTTGAGGAGGGAGAAAGTAAACAATATAGGAATGCAGGAGGTAAAGAAGATCCTGGTGTCGAGGATGGCTTGGCAGATAAATAATCTAAGTGACATAGAATATATAAAACAAATGAGGCTTAAACTATGCAAAAATTAACTGAAAGTCAAACGCAGGTTTACATGGATGGGGCGGTAGTACCGCAATATCGTAATAATAACCTACATATGCTAACTTCTCAATTTTTTGAGAGTGGAAAATCAAGTGCTCAAGTCTTGGCTATTTTATGTGGAATGGGAGTTCCTCAGTCGTGGGCAGAAAAAGCTATAGAAGAATATAATGCTGGTTGCTGTGCATGTGAAAGTCAAGATGAACAAAAAAATGAAACTAAAATGCAATTTACACTGACTGAACTTTATGAAAGAGTTACAAAGACTCTAGAAAAATTACAAGAAATGAAAGCTGCGGATGCAGGGAGGGTTTCATATACGGCTCAAAATGCTATGACAGTATTAGAAAATACTCTTAAAAACTTTCCTCTCTCACTTAAAAATGCAGATTTACAAATGTGCGAGGAGATAGAAAAATCTACTGATCCTACTCTTAAATTTTCAATTGCTAAATCCTTATACAACCAATCTACTTTATACTCTTGGTTAAACCCGGTACAAGAAATGATAGGTTACTTAGATAATTTTTATGATCATTCAAAATTAGCATTTAGGGTTAATGAAGCTTATCAGGCTGCAAAGAAAAGAGAAGGTTCTCTTTACGAAAGATTAGGAGCTGATTTACATAATGTATTAAGTGAATCTGTTGATAATATGAAAAATAAATTTTTGGCAATTTCAATTAAACATCCCTGGTCGCCTGAATGTAAAAGTATCTTGGAATCTATCTCTAAAGAAGAAAGCGTGGTTCACGAACAAAAAGGAGGCAAGCTTGTCAAATTATTTTCACCTATCCTGACTGAAGGTAATACACACACATTCCACTTACATGGAAGGGATTACAGTTTTGACGGTAAACAAGTTAAAGAGGCTCACATAAACAACCCACAATATTTTAGTGTTTTAGAAGGTTTAAAATTATGTACATTTAATAACGGACTCTTTACTATTTCTGGTCAGAATGAAAATGATTTAAACATCCATCTAGAAGAAGGAACTATAAATATAGGAGATATTGATTTAACCCACGCTTCTGTTATTGAAATTAAAGAAGCTCTTTTAGGAACTAACTTCTTTGGATATAGAGACCAATGGAAAATTGATACAGTGTGTAAATTAATAGAATCTTTTGAAATGGTAGCTGAAATGGATCAATTCCTTTCTATAAATTCTTACATTTACCCAGCTCTCTATTTAACGATGATAGCAGTCGAAGAAGGTGTTTACATCCACCAGATTAATGGGGGAATGAATTTGAATGAAATGAAATACTTTTCTTCAGCAGAAAAAGCATGCCAGGCGGTAAAAGAATTTATTAATTATGATGTTTCTTCTTATTTAGTAGAACAATTAGAAAAAGAAGGAAACACCAAGATTCGTGGAGAAGAAAACAGAAAGAAGATTCAAGAAATGATTAATTTTCTTGAAGAAAAGAAATCTGAAATAAATACTACTATCACAAAGGTGGGAGAAACTCCTGAATTAAAAGAAGCATTAGATTTGATAGGAACAGAAATTATACAAAAAGAAAAAGAACTTCAAAAGACTTTCATTTCTGAAAAAAAAAGTAAGAGTCAATATCTAAATGACGGTTACATAGAAGCTATATTGAAGAATGCCGTCACAGGACTCAAGAAGGGAATGGAGATAATGGTAAATGCTGAAGAATATGCTGCACTTGGAGAAGATGAATTAGTAGATATTATAGATCCAAAGACTGGAAAATCACACTATGTTCCAAAGGGAGATGTTAACGTAGAACTTTAATTTTAAGCCTAAATTAATTTAAAAGATCGAATGATGAAACATTCGGTCTTTTTTGTGTATAAAAATAAATAGACAACACAATGGCAAGAAAACGTAAGTATCTTAACAATAGAGACCTATTAGAAGAAATAGTGAAGTCTCAGGGTTTAGACGAACTCACACCCAAAGCATTAAAGATGTTAATGATGTTAGCTGACAGATCTTCAAGTCGGTTAGTTTATAGAAATCCTGAAGATAAGAAAGATTGTGTAGCCTGTGCTTACATGGATCTCTATCGATATTGGAGAAATTTTAACCCAGAAAAAAGTACTAATGCATTCGCTTATTTTACAGAAATAGCTAAAAGAGGTTTTGCAAAAGGATGGAATAAATTACATCCTAAAAAGTACGGAGGTACAATTTCTATGAGCGGTGGAGAAGGCATCTATACGATCTGATGAATATTAAAAACATAAAACCTACAGCAAAGTCTGGATTCAAACAGGGTTATTACAAACTAAAAAACCTTGAAAAATATCAGGGACCTCAGCCCATCATATACAGAAGTAGTTGGGAAAGAAAGTTCTGTCATTGGTGTGATCATAACCCAGAAGTCTTATCTTGGATATCGGAACCATTTTCTATTAAGTATTACAACATTTTAGATAAAAAATTCCATAAGTATTTTCCGGACTTTTACATCAAATTGCGAAAAGATAAAAACGGTAAGAAGATAGTAGAACATTATGTAGTAGAAATTAAGCCTAAAGCACAGTTAAAAAAGCCAACACAACCAAGGAGAAAAACCAAGAAAGCATTAGAAAATTACAAGTGGGCATATGAGACTTATGTTAGGAACTTATGTAAAAATGATGCACTTCAAAAAGTAAGTAAAAGCAGAAAATTTAAAGTAATGCTTTTAACTGAAGATTCAAAATTATTCTAATGAAATTTGACCAAGCTCTTAAAGATCATGTTAAGGAAGTAGGCGGAAGGAAAAAGGCATCTGCACAGTCTTTTAAGACAATGAAAATGTTGTTAAAAGACGGAGAAACAGCTCCTTCTAATGGTAGGTTAGAAAAGGGGAAGATGTATGCATTTAGGTACTTTACTCCATCAGAATCAATGTGGGACAGTTATCCAGTAGTTATTGGTTTGGGAATGAGTGATGATGGTCATCAGTTAGGTATTAATCTTCATTACATTCCGTATCTCAGCAGAGTGGAATTTGTACAAAATTTTTTAAATTCTTATGGAGGAACAATAAGAGAAAATACTTTAGGTACTAAAGCTTTAAATGCTAAAAATCAGGCACCCATCAATATCTTAAGTTATCAAGGTATCAAAGGAGCCTTTGGAAAGAAGTACAATATTACTTATGCAATAAGACAGTACACTTTAAAGAGAATGAGAGACCCAATTCAGATATGTTATGAACGGTGGTTTTTAGGTGTTGTGAATGATGAGAACTTTTTTATAGGTACAAATATTAATGAAGCACAGTCTAATTATTTTAGCTAATATATATTTTAACAAAACAATAATATGGCAGGTTTTACTGAAAGACGGAGAGGACCGTTAACAAATACGAACCCAGTTAGAAAGTTACTTAAAGATTTATCCAATCTAGGCATGGCCTATGACGATATGATCTTACGTAATTCTAGGGCTGTAGGTTTTACAGAGAATCAAATGGGTTACACCGTGAACCCAATGGGTGGAGATAATGAAGATATTTATGCTGCATTTGCTGCCCTTTCTTTAACTGATACGAGTCTTAAAAAGAATATTTCTTTCTTTGATAAAGATTATGTAAGGAAAAGAGATCAAATGCGTATCTTTGCTGTTCAGGATGAGATAGAAGAAATCTTAGATGTTTTATCAGATGAAGCTGTAGTGTTTGATGATTCTAATTATATGGCTTATGCCGCCTTTCATGGTCAGATAGCAACTGGAATAGAAGAAGAGATAAATGATGTTTACAATAAGGTCTATCAATACTTTGGTTTTATGGATGCTATTGCGCCCTGGAACTATTTTAGAAAATTTCTGGTTGATGGATTTCTTTCATTTGAAATTGTCTATAATGACAAGCAAACAGAGATTATAGGATTTAAGGAATTAGATCCTATATCTTTGATGCCAGCAATCGATCCAGATACAGGTAAAAAGATGTGGATTCAATATCAAGGACAGGGAGTAAAAGAGAGGAATCTTTGGGATTCTCAAATAATTTATCTTTCTTATTCTCAAGTTAATTCACCACAAAGAATCAGTTATGTAGAGAGGTTAATAAGATCTTTTAACTTGCTTAGAATAATGGAAAATACTCGAATCATTTGGGCTGTTTCTAATGCTTCATTTAAAACTAAATTTGTAATCCCAGTAGGCGGTAAGTCTAAGACACGAGCTAAACAATCTCTTTCTTCCCTCATGAATAATTATCGGGAGTTGGTAGATTTCAATTATGATACTGGAGAAATTTCCACTAATGGAAAACCCATGATACCTTTCAATAAAGAATATTGGTTACCTAGCAAAGATGGCGAATCTCCAGAGATTGAAACTATCGGCGGAGACGGGCCAGATTTAGGAGATACAGAATCACTTAAGTACTTTGCAGACCGATTAAAGATAGCTTCAAAAATTCCATTTTCACGTTTTGATAGAGAAGGTGCGAGTACCTATGACATGGAAGCAAGCGGTGCTCTTAGAGATGAGATAAAATTCAGTAAATTTATTGACCGTCTTAGATCAATTTGGATGGAGATTCTTGTTAAACCTGTTTATCTTCAAATGATACTCAATCACCCCGAACTTAAAGATGATGTTTATTTCAAATCTCACTTAGGATTAGATTTTGTTAAAGATAATGTTTTTGAAGAAATGAAGAACATGGAATTGGCTACAAAGAGAGTAGACTTCATAGGAAATATGAAAACTCAACTTAGTACAATGGATGCAGAGATGCAAGAGATACCTTACTTTGATTTAGGCTTCTTGATTAAGCGGTACGGTGGTTTTACCAGGGAGGACCTGAGAGCTAATCAAAGAGCTAAAGAAAGAGAAGAATTAGAGAAACAAAAATACAAAGAAGAAGACATAGAAAAGATATTGATGGGAATGAATAAGAAGGATTTTGAACCTGAAAAAGAGGAAGAAGGCGGGGCTGAAGAAGATCCTTTAGCAGGTCTCGGCTAATAGAAAATAAGTTATGGTTCTTAAGTATAAAAACTAATGTCAACTATAATATATAAACAAATAACTTTAGAAATGCCAGAAAAGAATCTTTTAATCTTAGAAAGATCAACATCCGATCTTGTTTCAACAAAAGCTAGTGATGGGAGTGTTGTATTAGAAGGAGTATTTACCGAAATTGGTAAGAAGAATAAAAATAATCGCATATACGAAGAGGACGAGGTACTGCCTCATATAAATGAACTCAAAAAGAAAGTGGGTACAGGTAAACTGTTAGGTGAACTTGATCATCCCAAAGAATTTGATGTTAGTTTGTCAAATGTTTCTCACGTAGTTGAAGATTTAACTTATGACTCCGGGAAAAAGCAAGTAACCGGTCGTATTCGTTTATTGAATACATCAAAAGGCAAAGAAGCACAATCTCTTATAGAAGACGGTATCCCACTTCACATATCAAGTAGAGCTGCTGGAACTGTAGGTCAAGATGGTAAAGTAAAAATTAAGAAATTTTTTACTTATGACCTTGTTGCCGATCCCGGGTTTGAAAATGCCGAATTATCTAGAGTGAATGAATCTTATGGCTTTGATAACACTAATGATCTTCTTATTTATGAGATCAATAAAAATTATGATGAAAAACAAGAAACTGAAATGAGCGAATCAAATGACTTTGTTAAAGTTGAAGATTTTAATAAGTATACAGAATATTTAAAAAATGAAATTACTTCACTAAAAGAAGCTAGTACTTCAACCGATACTGGAACACTCGATAAATTAATTAAATATACTGAACATGTAGCGGAACGTGTTAATCAACTTAATGATTACACAGAGTACTTATCGGAAAATTTAGATAAGAGCATCTCACACTGCGATTATGTGGTAGAAAATGTTAATCAGATCAAGAATTATACTAAATATTTAGCAGAAGAACTTGATAATAGCATTCAATACAGTGAACACGTAGCAGAGAAAGCAGATCAAGGAATCAGTTATTCAAATTATCTAGGAGAAAATTTAGATAAAGGAATAGCTTACTGTGAATATGTAGCAGAAAATCTTAATCAGAATATCAAATATTCCGAATACATCAAAGAGAATGTAGAGAAGGTTGGTGACTATACTGAATACATTGCAGAGAATGTTAATGAACATGTTTTAGAAAAGACAGAAGTTCCAAAAGAAGAAAAACCAGTAAATGAAACTATATCTGTAGAACAAACTACCGATTACAAAACTTCTATTACTGAGAAATTAAATTCTTTAATTGTAAAGGCAGAAGAAAATCACGCAAAATTTGCTACTCCTGAAACTAAGTTCTTTGCTTTATTAGGAGAGAGTAAGAAGGCAGAATTTGAATCTCTTAAAGAAGAAAAGCAAGCTCAAGTTTTAGAAAAATTTAATAGCTCCCGCTGCCTATCTTCACTCGAAGCTCAGAATATCTGGGAATCATGTTTTAGAGAAGAAAGAAAATCACTTAACTTTATAGATAATATGCCGGATAAATATTTAGAAAAATGGGGCAATCTTTCAGAAGCTGATCAAAGTAGGATCGTTGCAGAATCTAAATTCTTCCCACTTAGTACTGAATATCAAATAACCAACTTCTGGCAAACAAGAGATTTAAGGACTTCAAAACTTACACTTGAACCTATAAATGAAAGTAAAACGGCTGCCGAATCTGCTGATGTTGAAAAACCTATAGTTAATCAAGACTATACAAAGGCACTAATTGAAAAAGTGAAATTTAACTTAAGTCGTTAAAAAGTATCCCCCCTCACTTGAATTAAACCAGGTTTTAGGCCTGGTTTAATTTTGCACAAAAACGAAGAGTTTTGACCTTTTTTCATGAAATAAATAATTTTGAATGGCGATAAGGTTTGCGCATACCTTACTTCCATTAAAAAAAAGAAAAATTATGGACAAAATTTTTGGAACAATCAAAAGCTTTTTCAGCGGAGTTTCTGAACTACTTATCACCCTTTTATCGGTTGGTATTTTAGTTCAAGTACTTTTCGGAGGTGCCGTATTTGGTATCGATGTTGTTGGAAATGTTACTGGTTTGATCGATTCACTAGGGAACTCCGGCTTTGTCGGCTTACTTGCAGTGATCATTTTAGTCAAGTTGATTGATCGGAAGTAATTAAGCGTACCGATTAACTAAAGACCCCGGCTTAGAGCTGGGGTTTTTTATGCACACTTGAAATATAATATAATTAGAAAAACTCAGTAAGGCATAGATATATAATAAGTAATCTAAAAACCAAGAAGCAAAGGGTTAAAGATTAGAAACTAAAAACTCATTTTAAAAAAATACAATAAAATGTACAATCAATTAATTAATGAGGCTGAGGTGCAAAAAACATGGGGTCCGGTAATTACAGAGGCTACTGGTGTTGAAGATAGAGAAAAACTATCTTGGATGTCAAAGTACTGTCATTATCATAATCTTAACGAGAGTATGTGGAACCAAGTTCACCTTAACCCAAACGTTAACGTACCAGGCATGGGAGCCGTTGCGCTTCCTGGAGATCCAACAACTCTGGATGCGTTTCACACTCAACAGACTGGTTCTGGTGATCGACCATTTTCGTTGCTTCCTTTAGCAATGCAGGTTGCTGCTCAAACCGTAGGTTTGGACTTAGTTCCTGTCGTGCCAATGCAAGGTCCTATGGGAGTTCTTACTTACCTAGACTTTATATATGCCGGCGGACGAATCCAAAACTTGGATCAAGCTGCTCCTTTGATGATCAAAGTTCCTTTGACTAACACTGGAGAAATTGATACCTTTGTTGAAGGAGACGTTATATTTGCAGGTGCGCCTGCAGGTGGAGCTGCTCATGCAGGTTTCGCTCTTACTTTCATAGGAAGAAGCAGAATCGACGGTTTAGCAATATTTAGAGTTGCTGCAAGTATTGATGCTGGTGCTAGTCACGAATATGCTCAAGGTAGCGAAACAAGTGGTGTTG